AACCCACCGTACAGCAATATCAGGCCGTGGGTGGAAAAAGCCGCTGAGCAGTGCATACAACAGCGACAGACGGTAGTGATGCTTGTGCCAGAGGATATGTCAGTCGGATGGTTCAGCAAGGCTCTGGAGAGTGTTGACGAAGTTCGCATTATCACTGATGGACGGATTAATTTTATCGAACCATCGACAGGGCTGGAGAAGAAGGGAAACAGCAAAGGTTCCATGCTGCTGATTTGGCGACCGTTCATCAGTCCTCGACGGATGTTTACTACCGTATCCAAAGCGGCATTGATGGCGATCGGGCAGGGCGTCAGAAGGGCGGCATGAGGCGACAGCAAAGAAGCATCACCGACATCATCTGCGAAAACTGCAAATACCTTCCAACGAAACGCTCCAGAAATTTAGTTTTGAGCAGAATACCATGATGTCAGTGCAAGGGGGAGAAAGTCTCCTCATTATCTGATTCGCAATTTACGTGCATATTTAAATATTGCACGTTACAACGTGCATGTGTATGATTGACTTATCAATCACAACACGAGATATGCTCATGAAAAATGATGATGTTAGTGGGAAGGCCAAAGGCGGTAAGGCACGCGCGGCAAAAATGACAGCAGAGCAAAGAAAAGAATCCTCAAGAAAGGCTGTTGCCGCAAAAAAAGAAAAAGCTTTATTGCCCGTATCTGCGAATGAGGGAAAGTTAAAGATCGGTGATGCGGAATTAGATGTCGCGGTTCTCGAAAATGGACGGCGTATCATATCACAAGCTTCTGTTTTTAAAGCATTTGGCCGACCACAAAGAGGGGGTAGAGCACCTCAAGAAGAGGGGGTGATCAATATGCCCGCTTTTATGGATGCTGCAAACCTTAAAAAATATATAAATCAAGATGTTATGGATGTGATCAATAAGGTCAAATACAAGACGATTACTGGCTCCGTCCAGGAAGGTTATGACGCATCCATAATACCTCTTGTCTGCGATGTTTATTTAAAGGCAAGAGAGGCAGGCGCTATCACCAGGCCAAACCAGTTAGAGACAGCCAAGAAAGCTGAAATTCTGGTGCGCTCATTAGCTAAAGTCGGAATAATAGCGCTTGTTGATGAAGCGACGGGGTACCAGCGAGATAGAGAAAAAGATGCGCTCGCCAAAATACTCGAGGCCTTTGTCGCAAAGGAAATTCAACCTTATATTACAACATTTCCTGCTGATTATTATGAAGAGCTTTTCAGGTTAAGGGGCTTAGAATACCCGCCGGAAAATCCCCGCTTCCGGCCTCAGTATTTTGGCGTTTTGACAAATGATATCGTCTACAAGAGATTGGCACCAAACATCCTTGAGGAGCTTAAAAAGCAGAACGTAAAGGCCTCAAAAGGTACAAAGTTGTTTCAGGGGCTGACGCCAAATATTGGATATCAAAAATTAAGAGAGCATCTGTCATCAACCGTTACGATTATGAAGCTATCTAACGACTATTCAGATTTTATTGCAAAAATGAATCGCCTGCATCCAAGGTTTGAGGATGTGAAAACAGACGAACTGGATGATTCAGACAAGTAACAGTAACCCACCTTCAGGTGGTTTTTTTGTACAAATCCTTCAGAGTAAGTTTACCTCCTTCACTGCATTACTACTGACCATTGACAACTTAACAAACCCAGCTTCGGCTGGGTTTTTTATTGGTGAATTTTCAATATGAGAGGACATGACAATGAACGAGCTGATAAATAGCAACGTCATCAAAATGACCAGCATTGAAATCTCTGAGCTTACAGGTAAGCGTCATGACAATGTGAAACGTACTATCGAAATGCTGGCTAAAAATGGTGTTATCCGACATCCTCAAATTGAGGATTGTGGAAGAATCAATGGGTTAGGCTTAAATCAAAGTTTTCGTGTGTATGTATTCGAAGGCGAACAAGGTAAGCGAGACAGCATTATTGTCGTTGCCCAGTTGTCGCCGGAATTCACCGCTCGTCTTGTTGACCGTTGGCGAGAGCTTGAAGACGCTGCGGTTAATATCCCCAAAACTCTACCAGAAGCGTTGCGCCTTGCTGCTGATCTTGCTGAGCAGAAAATGCAACTGGAAAACCAGCTCGCAATTGCCGCACCTAAAGTTGAGTTTGCCGATCGCGTTGGCGAGGCCAGCGGAATTTTGATTGGAAACTATGCAAAGGTTGTTGGTATTGGTCCAAACAAACTGTTTGCGTGGATGCGCGAACACAAAATCCTTATTGCTTCAGGTTCCCGGCGCAATGTGCCAATGCAGGAATATATGGATCGCGGCTATTTCACAGTGAAAGAAACAGCGGTCAATACAAATCACGGAATACAGATATCGTTCACCACAAAAATCACCGGGCGTGGTCAACAGTGGCTGACCAGAAAGCTGCTCGATAACGGAATGCTGAAAGTAACAGGTGAGGCTGCTTAATGGCTAATCTACGCAAAGAAGCACGCGGCAGAGAATGCCAGGTACGTATTTACGGCGTATGCAATGGCAATCCTGAAACTACAGTTCTGGCACATTACCGGATGGCTGGAATTTGCGGAACGGGAATGAAGCCTGACGACCTGATCGGCGCATGGGCTTGTAGCGCGTGTCACGATGAGATCGACCGACGCACCCATAACCTCGACAACAAAGACGCCAGACTTTACCACCTCGAAGGCGTAATCAGGACGCAGGCGATACTGCTGAAGGAGGGGAAGATTAAGTCATGAACGAATATCAGTTTGTGCTTCCATACCCGCCGTCGGTGAATACCTACTGGCGAAGACGGGGAAGCCAATACTACATCAGCGATAAAGGCCAGAAATACCGAAAAGACGTTCAGCAAATAATCCGCCAACTCAAGTTAGACATTTTCACCAAATCACGACTCCGCATCAAAGTCATCGCAGACGTTCCAGACTCCCGCCGCCGCGACCTCGATAACATCCTGAAAGGTTTACTCGACTCCCTTATCCACGCCGGATTTGCGGAAGACGACGAGCAATTCGATGACATTCGCGTAATTCGTGGCGTGAAAGTACCAGGCGGAAGGCTTGGAATAAAAATCACCGAACTGGAGAACGCATGAACGCCACAATTCAAACGATACCAGAGCTTCTTATCCAGACACGAGGCAATCAGACCGAAGTGGCAAGGATGCTTTCCTGCGCAAGAGGAACAGTGCTCAAGTACAACCGAGACAGCAAAGGCGAGCGTCACGTAATAGTTAACGGCGTCCTGATGGTCAAACAGGGCAAGAGGGGAAGACGATGAGCATAAGAGAACTAAACCTCACCAAAGAACAGCACGATTGGCTGAATGGCTGGCTTGAACTGTGGGGCGCATGGGTTTATTCAGGCCGCCTGGAAAAGCGCATGAGCAGCGTAATAGCGAAGTTCATGGAGAGCGTAGAGCCGGGAAGAGTTATGACAAGGCCAATGTGTAATGATGATGATGGAATGTTGATTTCTCAGGTCGTCGATTCCGTCATGTACATTGACAAGAAAGCTTTTGGCATCCTCCTCAGCTACTACGCTCATGGTTCATCTAAGCGAGCAATTGCATCCTACTATCACGCGACTGCAAAGCCACGCAAGATGTGTGGACGTGGTGGCGAGGGATGGAGAAAACCTTCACTGGCAACCTGTAGAAACGAAATTGACGACATCCTGAAAGCGTCATTATTTGTTTTATACCAACCAATGCAAAATGCTTTCAAAATGCGTAAACGTGTTGAGAAAGTTAAGCATGTTGCTGTTAAAAGTCTTGACATGCAATTAGCCATTTAGCCATAATTAGAAGGTAAGCTGCCGTTAGTAACTCTTAAGTTGCAACGGTGGCTTTTTTTATTTGGGTCAGTCGTATAAAGGTCATTACGGAAGGCTGTTAACCTTCTTATCGTGGTTCGAGTCCACGCTGTCCCGCCAAATATGCTGGTTTAGCTCCAATGGTAGAGCAGTCGCCTTGTAAGCGAATGGATAGCGGTTCAAGTCCGTTAACCAGCACCATAACTGAGCCGTAGCCACTGACTATCCTGAATTCATCAGTGATAGTTACGCTGCGGCCTTCTACACATGACCTTCGTGAAAGCGGGTGACAAGAGGTTGCGCTAACAACCTCCTGCCGTTTTGCCCGTGCATATCGGTCACGAACAAATCTGATTACTAAACACAGTAGCCTGGATTTGTTCTATCAGTAATCGACCTTATTCCTAATTAAATAGAGCAAATCCCCTTATTGGGGGTAAGACATGAAGATGCCAGAAAAACATGACCTGTTAGCCGCCATTCTCGCGGCAAAGGAACAAGGCATCGGGGCAATCCTTGCGTTTGCAATGGCGTACCTTCGCGGCAGATATAATGGCGGTGCGTTTACAAAAACAGTAATCGACGCAACGATGTGCGCCATTATCGCCTGGTTCATTCGTGACCTTCTCGACTTCGCCGGACTAAGTAGCAATCTCGCTTATATAACGAGCGTGTTTATCGGCTACATCGGTACTGACTCGATTGGTTCGCTTATCAAACGCTTCGCTGCTAAAAAAGCCGGAGTAGAAGATGGTGGAAATCAATAATCAACGTAAGGCGTTCCTCGATATGCTGGCGTGGTCAGAGGGAACAGATAACGGACGACAGAAAACCAGAAATCATGGTTATGACGTCATTGTAGGCGGAGAGCTATTCACTGATTACTCCGATCACCCTCGCAAACTTGTCACGCTAAACCCCAAACTCAAATCAACAGCAGCCGGACGTTACCAGCTTCTTTCCCGTTGGTGGGATGCCTATCGTAAGCAGCTTGGACTGAAAGACTTCTCTCCGAAAAGCCAGGACGCTGTGGCACTGCAACAGATTAAAGAGCGTGGCGCTTTACCGATGATTGATCGCGGTGATATTCGTCAGGCTATCGACCGTTGCAGCAATATCTGGGCTTCACTGCCGGGCGCTGGTTATGGTCAGTTCGAGCATAAGGCTGACAGCCTGATTGCAAAATTCAAAGAAGCAGGCGGAACGGTCAGAGAGATTGAGGTATGAGCAGAGTAACCGCGATTATTTCCGCTCTGGTTATCTGCATCATCGTCTGCCTGTCATGGGCTGTTAATCATTACCGTGATAACGCCATTACCTACAAAGCCCAGCGCGACAAAGCCGCATCCACTATCGCTGACATGCAGAAGCGTCAACGTGATGTAGCAGAACTCGACGCCAGATACACAAAGGAGCTTGCTGATGCTAACGCGACTATCGAAAGTCTCCGTGCTGATGTTTCTGCTGGTCGTAAGCGCCTGCAAGTCGCCGCCACCTGTGCAAAGTCAACGACCGGAGCCAGCAGCATGGGCGATGGAGAAAGCCCAAGACTTACAGCAGATGCTGAACTCAATTATTACCGTCTCCGAAGTGGAATCGACAAGATAACCGCGCAGGTTAACTACCTGCAGGAATACATCAGGACGCAATGCCTTCGATGATAGCGATAATTTTACTCATCATCCTTCACATCTGGCTCTGTAGACAGGGTGGTGATCACTTCTGGAGTGAATCCAGATTAAACATCTCATTGCTGATGCTTGAAGTTGAGCATCTGGCGCGCGGTAAGGGGCTGCGTTGAGATAAGAGCCAGTTCATTACAAATACCAGGATTTAGCCTCGCATTCGCGGGGCTTTTTATATCTGAATTTCACAGCGCATCTCACGCGCATATTAACGAGAGCCTTTCAGTAAGCGAGCCTGAGAAATGCCGTTATAGGTGGCGACCTCTCTCGGGCGGCTTTTCTGTGAGACAGGCTCACTTTCTAAAAGGTAAAGACGCTATGAATCATCAATTGGCTAATCTCGATTTCCGGGACATGGTGGTTGTTTCTGGTGATCGCGTGATCACAACCTCCCGCAAGGTAGCAGCTTACTTCGACAAGCAGCATCACCACATCATTCAGAAAATCGAAAAGCTAGACTGTTCGGATGAATTTCTAACCAGCAACTTTTCGCGGGTTACCTATGAACACAAGGGTAATCAGTATGTTGAATATGAAATTTCCAAAGACGGCGCGATGTACATCATCATGTCGTTTACCGGCAAAAAAGCTGCCGCCATCAAAGAGGCGTTTATCAAAGCATTTAATTGGATGCGTGACAGGCTGATGGAGATGGCTCACTCATACCAAAGAGAGCACAACGAGTTAATGCTGGAGTTCATGAAGGAAAAGGATGTTGCCAGTATGTCAGGACGCTTGCTGAACCGCTGGGGCAGGATCAAAAAACCGCAACTCATAGCAAGAATCGAAAGGCTTGAGCAGCAGGCACAAATATCGATCCCCGGACTGCCAAAGTGACCATTCCAAAGCCCATCTACGGGTGGGCTTGATAATGAAACCGTGATTTACATTCCCACAATCCGGGTATGTAAAAGATAGTTCAGGCGAGAACAGATTTAACTAAATCTGTGCACCACCAGTTAACGGCAGTACAGCGAAACAACCCAAGCCAGTAAGTGGGGAAATAACACTGGCAGCCACTGAAAGATGAACCTCCTGCCTTATGGCAAAAAAGATTCTTTGTGGTGGCGGACTGATGGAAAGACATCGGTTATTGCAGAGACCATTCAATGAGTGGTCTCGACAATGGCTTATACCCTACACGGGATAACTTAACTGATATCCCTTTTAACGGATAAACGGAGCCAACAATGGCAGAGATTATTCCCATGACTGAAGAACAGAAATTCCAGTTAGAGATTTACAAACTGGTCATGAACCAGAACGCAGCCGCAGAGGAAGCATTTCAATTCATCGGCACTGACGAGCTGAAGCTTGAGCTATTCAAAATTCACTTCCAGTCAGGCGGCGCTAATTCAGATATCACGACTCGCACTATCGAAGCGGTGCGTAAATCGAAGGAAGCGTTAGACCTGTTCACTACCGGAGCATAAACATGGCGCGCCCAACAAAGTATCAAGAGGCGTATGCCGAACAGGCACGCAAACTGTGCTTGCTGGGCTACACCGATGCAGAACTTGCTGATTTCTTTGAAGTCAGTGAGTCAACTATTAACAAGTGGAAGCTTGATTATCCTAAGTTTTCGGAGTCCATAAAAAAGGGTAAGGCCGTCGCTGATGCAGAAGTTAGTGACCGTCTTTATCAACGCGCTATGGGCTTCGTGGCTCCAGACATCGATATTCGTGTTATTGAAAACAGAATTGTCGAAACTCCGCTTGAGAAGTATTACCCGCCTGATACAACCGCTGCCATCTTCTGGCTTAAGAATCGACAGAAGGATAAATGGCGCGACAAGGTTGATCACGAGCTAACAGGCAAAGACGGCGGCGCAATCCAGATTGAAACATCACCGATGAGCACTCTATTCGGAAAATGACCTCGATTAATCCTATCTTTGAACCGTTCATTGAGGCGCATCGCTACAAAGTCGCCAAAGGCGGTCGAGGTAGCGGTAAGTCATGGGCAATTGCGAGGCTGCTTGTTGAAGCGGCGCGTCGGCAGCCAGTGCGTATTCTCTGCGCTCGTGAACTGCAAAACAGTATCAGCGATTCGGTAATCCGGTTGCTTGAAGATACCATCGAGCGTGAAGGGTATTCGGCTGAGTTTGAAATTCAGCGTTCCATGATTCGTCATCTCGGAACGAATGCTGAGTTCATGTTCTACGGCATCAAAAACAACCCTACGAAGATTAAATCGCTCGAAGGCATTGATATCTGCTGGGTGGAAGAAGCGGAAGCGGTAACAAAGGAATCATGGGACATCCTGATACCAACCATCCGCAAGCCGTTTTCCGAAATATGGGTGAGCTTCAACCCGAAAAACATCCTCGACGATACCTATCAGCGGTTCGTCGTAAATCCTCCTGATGATATTTGCCTGCTGACGGTGAACTACACCGACAACCCGCATTTTCCTGAAGTTCTCCGTCTGGAGATGGAAGAGTGTAAACGCAGAAATCCGACACTGTATCGTCACATCTGGCTTGGTGAGCCAGTGAGCGCAAGTGATATGGCAATCATCAAACGTGAATGGCTTGAAGCTGCAACCGATGCGCACAAGAAACTCGGATGGAAAGCGAAAGGTGCGGTTGTCTCTGCGCATGACCCGTCAGATACAGGGCCGGATGCTAAAGGTTATGCATCGCGTCACGGTTCGGTAGTTAAGCGCATTGCCGAAGGGCTGCTGATGGACATCAACGAGGGGGCTGACTGGGCAACTTCGCTGGCGATTGAAGACGGCGCTGACCATTACCTGTGGGATGGAGATGGTGTCGGTGCAGGGCTACGCAGACAGACAACGGAAGCGTTCTCCGGCAAGAAAATCACCGCCACGATGTTCAAGGGCAGCGAATCGCCATTCGATGAAGATGCGCCATATCAGGCCGGAGCATGGGCTGATGGAGTCGTACAGGGCGACAATGTTCGCACTATTGGCGATGTATTCCGCAATAAGCGAGCGCAATTCTATTACGCGCTGGCTGACAGGCTTTATCTGACATATCGGGCGGTTGTTCACGGTGAGTATGCAGACCCAGACGACATGCTGAGTTTCGACAAAGAAGCGATAGGCGAGAAGATGCTGGAGAAGCTGTTTGCAGAACTGACGCAGATTCAGCGCAAATTCAATAACAACGGGAAGCTGGAGCTTATGACTAAGGTCGAAATGAAGCAGAAGCTCGGTATTCCATCTCCTAACCTGGCTGATGCGCTGATGATGTGTATGCATTGCCCGGAGTCGGCTGCGCAACCCGACTATTCCAGTTACTCAATTCCTTGTGGTGTAGGTTGATATGGCAGAAAAAAAGATGACTGACTGGCATCGCAAGGTGCTGTGCAACTTTGATAATGCCTGGTCAGCAACGCAGGATATGCGTAAGCAGATTATTGAGGCTCAACGTTTCGTCCGGGTGTCCGGCGCACAGTGGGAAGGCAGCACAAACGCTGGTTACTCATTTGATGAAGGCAGGTTTGAGCATTACCCGCGCTTTGAACTGAATAAGATTGCCCGTGAATGTGATCGCATCATTGGTGAGTATCGACAGAATCGCATCAGCGTTAAGTTCAGGCCTAAGGATGACAAGGCATCGGAAGCGTTAGCCGAAAAAATGAACGGCAAATTCCGCGCTGACTATCAGGAAACATCCGGTGGCGAAGCGTGTGATAACGCATTTGATGATGCTGTAACGGGCGGATTCGGTTGTTTCCGCATGTGTGCCGATTACGAAGATGAAATGGATCCGAGTAACGAGCAGCGACGCATCAGTCTTCTTCCTGTTTACGACCCAGCGACATGCGTCTTCTTCGATCAGGACAGCAAGCAATATGACCGCTCTGATGCTATGTGGGCTATGGAAATGTTCTCCATGACGCCCAAAGCGTTCGAGGCTGAATACCCTGATTCCATCGCAGCAAGCCTTTCTCGTGATGACACTGGTACTCAGTATGACTGGTCAACGCCCGATGCCATCTATGTTGGACGCTACTACGAAGTTCGCATAGAGAAGGTGAAGCTCACGGCGTGGCGCAACCCTGTTAGCGGAGAAACGGCAATCTATGATGAAGAGCAAATCAAAGATATTGTCGACGAGCTGACCGATGGTGCATTCGAACTGATTGGCGAGCGAACGGTGAAGAAGCGCCGCGTTTATTGCGGTCTTCTGTCTGGCGCTGAATGGCTGGAAGAACCGAAGCGTATTCCGGGTGAACATATTCCTCTCATCCCGGTATATGGGCGACGCTCATTTGTTGATAATCAGGAGCGAATCGAAGGCCACGCTGCAAAAGCGATGGATGCACAGCGTCTTGAGAACCTGATGGTTTCCATGATTGCAGATAACGCTACTCAGGCTGGCGGTGATGGCATTCCTATCGTGGATGTTGATTTCATTCCCGGTCCATTAATGAATCACTGGGCAGAGAGGAATAAGAAAAGACCTGCAGTTCTTCCCATGACCAGCAAGAAGGACAAAAACGGAACGGTCATTTCAGAGGCTCAGGTTGCTGGCTGGACACCTCAGACACAAATGCCTCCAGCTCTTGCCGGGCTATTGCAGTACACCGGAACGGCTATTCAGCAAATTACAGGTGCGTCGCAGCTTGAGAACATGCCGAGCAACGTCGCCACCGATACCGTTGATAGCATTTTTAACCGGATGGACACGCAGTCCTATATCTACATGGACAACATGGCTAAATCCATGCGCCGCGCTGGCGTTGTGTGGCTTTCTATGGCGCGTGAAGTCTATGGCAGCGATACGCCAATGCGCATCGTTAATGAGGACGGCAGCGATGACGTGGCGCTGATGACTGGTGAAGTGGTTGACCGTCAGACAGGGCAGGTTATCGCGCTTAACGACCTTTCGCAGGGTAACTATGAAGTGACTGTCGATGTCGGTCAGTCGTTCGCTACTCGCCGTGATGCAACGGTTAAGTCGTTACTTTCCATGCTGGCACTTATCCCACCAGGAACGCCGAAGCACGACCTTGTATCGTCGATGATTCTCGACAATATGGACGGCGAAGGGATGGACGACCTGAAAGAATACAACCGCAATCAGTTGCTTCTGTCTGGCGTTATCAAGCCGAGAACGCCTGAAGAACAGCAGATGGTTGAACAGGCGAAACAACAACAGGCCAGTCAGCCAGATCCGGCTATGGTTGCTGCGCAAGGTCAGCTTCTTGCTGGTCAGGCTGAATTGCAGAAAGCGCAGAACGAACAGGCAGCCATTCAGGTTAAAGCATTCCAGGCACAGACTGATGCTCAGGTTGCAGCGGCAAACGTTGTGAAAATCCTCGCATCTGCCGATAGCCAGCAGAAATCTGATATCCGCGAGGCTCTGAAACTGCTCGGACAGTTCCAGCAACAGCAAGGAGATAATGCCCGTGCTGATGCAGAGCTTGTCCTGAAAAGTCAGGCTCAGGGCCATGCGCAGCGCATGGACATCAGCAGCATCCTGCAAAAATCAACTCAGCAACAACCACAGCAGTAATTAACCCATAACGTGCAATGGCTGTCTTTATGAGGCCTGGCACCCTATTGCCTTCCGATGGGCTGAACATCGAGTAAACAGGGGTAACAAATGGACCAGATGGCAGAAAACACACCAGAAGTTGAAATCGAAACCGACGCGTCAGAGCAGATTCCTGATGATGTCGAAC